ATTTGTACCATCAGGTGCTGTAAATGTAGAAAGTCTTGTTGAATAACCACTCTCATATAACAGTTTTCTGCCAGGACTATAATCAAGATTAACCTGGACAGGACTAAACATGTTAAACATGCGAGTCATAAAGTCATGATTTTTTATTGGTTGGCCGTTAAGAATGTCATATTTAACTGGCAATTCTTTCACAGCAAGTGGTTCCATCAATAAGTTTCTATTTCTAAGAGAATCGTTTATACCACTATTAAGTTCACGCATATATGGGTTTAGTAATTTACCCATTTCATTACGCATAGATGACAATGGTAATGCGTTATTAAGAATACTTGCAGCAGTACGAGGCACTGCACCAGGCTTGAATGTCATCATATCTACCATTTGTTGTAGACCAACAAGATATGACTTACTTGCCATAGTGTTACCTATCACAATCGCTAGTTTCTGTAAGTGGTTCTCAGCCCACTCATCTCCCATCATTTCTGCGTAGTCACCAATATTAGCTACAGCTGCAAACAATTGGTTAAATGGTTCTATTGCGTCATAGTCAACAGTTACACCACCAACAGTAAGTCTTCTTCTTTTCCAACCGCCATCTATCCAGGTTCTTAGTTTTGATCTATCAGGTGGTCCATCACCAGATAAATCTCCTCTCATGTATGCCATGCCTGCCATAAATACTACGGAACTACCAATAGCAATCCTTCCGTCCATAACAGCTTTAGCCTGGGCAAGTTGTTCTGGTGTTGTAATACCGTACTGTCTAACACTTTCTAAGTTATCTGCGGTTGCTCTTCTAATTAAATTATTCTCCTGGACTAATCTATTAAATATCGGTGTATGTTTTGCAGTAAGTTCTAATCCGTTTACACCAGTTCTTGCAAACAAAAAGAATGGTTTTGCCCAGGGTGTTTTCTCAAACAAATCATTTAGACCTTTAGAAAAACCTTCTAAATCTTTTGTTAATGTTGCTTCTTTTTTCTGGTATTGTACGTCTAATGCTTCTGCTTTTATAGTTCCATCAGAGTTAAATATTTGACCATAAAAATTATCTTCATAACTCTTCATAAGTTGTGGAGTTATCTCTGTAAAGTCACCTACATCTAAATTATTTGTAGCCTGGACAAATGCTCTTTCTCTCATCTTTGCTCTACCAATGATGTAACCAAATGCGTCATCAGTAGCTGCCATAATTTTTGTAGAGTAATTTAGAAAATTATTGTTATTTAAATTACGAGCTACATTGGCAAGTCTATATGCAGCTTTATCTCCATCAGTACCGCGTGTTTCTGCCCATTGTCCTAATGCTTCCCAGTTAAGATCGCTTGCAGTTTTTTCCTGGTATCTAGAAGAATATGTTGCTATATCTCCAGACCAATAACTTTGTAATCTTGTTTGGAATAATTTAAATGCATCAGGTATTGCTTCGATCATTGCATTAGAAGAAGCCATTGCTTCTCTGAATGTACGTCCATCAAAACGTAAACCAGCACCAACCAATGCAGATAATGGTCTAAGGAATGTAGCTGTCGATGTACCTAAGATTGCACGAACAGGAGTTTTAGGACCACTTAATGTGCTTGCTACAAACACACCTTGTAATTCTCTAACTAGTTGTCCATTCTGTAACTTACCTTTAAAATCACCACCTCTTATTGTTGACTTTGCCCAGTTATCAAAATCATCTATTGTATTTATACCTTTAGGACCAGAAAATAATTCAAAAATAGCTTTAGATAAATCATCAGTAGGTTGCTCATCAGCTAGTTGAAACATAGCTTTTAGACTATCTTTTGATTCTTCTATTTTTGCATTTAAAAATTCTTCTGTTGCAGCTTTAGATGGTTTACCACGGTTAGCTAAATCAAATTGTTTTAGTCCAGCACCAGCTGCGTATCCAGCTTTTTTTCTTTCTGTAACTGCAAATTGTAATTTATCTAATAAACCTTTTGCTGGTCCATCAACGTCATGTAGGTCAACAATATCTGCTAATTCTCTACCAGATAATCCTGTTTCTCTTATTTCGTTTATAAGACTACCAATAATTAAATCTAAAGTTCTAGCTTGTCTAGGTACAACAACATCTATTTCACCAAATCCAAGATCTCTCTTTTCACGTTTTAGTCCAGCTAAAAATTGTTCTGGTGTTAGTTCTGCCGCTTCGCGACCTGTACCTAAATATTGTAGGAATTGTATAGATTCCTGGTATGCCTCATTAAGTGATATATTTTTTGCTTTTAATGCTTGTTCTGTTTGTTGAAAATAACTAGAACTCATTAATTTTTTTAATACACCACGAACCACATCTTTACTATCTTTTGCAGTACGCGCTGCTCTCTCTACTTGTACTTCTCTAACAGGAGGATCAAAACCACCATCTGTATCTGAGTATGCTCTAGCTTTGTCTTGTTGACGAGCTATATCACCTAGATCATCAGATGTAGATTTTACTGTTCCCTGGTGTGCATCAGCAACTGGTTTATTTTTAGGTGAGCGAAAATCAGTTCCTTCTTCAAACTGTTGTTTTGCCCACTCTAGTTCTCCAGCTTCTCTATTTTTTACTCTTGCTTCTTTTTTACCTACAGCTTCTGTTAGACCTTTTACCTGGTCTTTTTTTAACACCTTACCTATAGCCATAGCTGCACCATCGAACATAAGACCTATGCCCATACCTTCCATAACATTTTTAAATGTTTTCATGGCAGGGTGATCTTCATCCTTAGTTGCTAAGACATTACTAAACTGTGGATATCTTTTAGCAATTGCTCCAAGAGCATTATCTTCTTGTGAATATTTAGAAAGAATGTCAGTAGTCGCACCAATAGCCGCAGCATTGAGTAAACGATTACCTATTTTTATACCAAGTGCAGCTTGTCCCTTTACAGGTATAACTGCTAATGAACCGAAATGTACAAAGCCACGAAGTAAGTTTCCCCAGACAGTTTTTGTTTCTATAGGATTATCTGAATCTACAAAAAAATCGTCAGATACAGGGTCATAATCTTTACCCTCTCTAACCATTTTTCCAGAAGCCATATCTATTAATCTTTCTGGTGCAGTAACTAACGAAGATGCTGTATCTTGTAGACCGCCCTGGATTGCACTTTGTGCTTCTTTTAATACGCCTTTAAACCCGCCACCATCTTTTTTATTTCTTACATCTTCTGCTTCAGCTTTCTTTTGTTTTCTTTTTTCTACTTTTTGTTCAATTTGTTGTTGCTGTCGCTCACGAGCAGCTTCTTGGTCGATGATATCGGCAACATCATTTGCTTGCTGCCGTATCTCTTCCGTATCGATCTCGTTAGGATCGAACTGAAAATTTGAATCCATAATTAAATTTGACCCCTCAGAGTCCAGCTAATAAAACTTCTTTATCTGTGTTGTAGTTTTTACTCATGTTTTCAGATCTAATAAGTCTCCGCGGAGTGCTTTTATAGTTCCGTAAACGTAATACTTTTGGATCTATATTTGTTTCTTCGTCAGGTCTTTTTATTGGTGGTAAACCTCTTAGTTGTAACTGTGCATTGATAATATCAACAGGACCATAGTTTTTATATCTATCAGCAATTTTGTAAAATATAGGCGGTATCTGTGGATCTATACCTTGCTCATTTTGTTCATGTATTTTTTTTAAATCGTTGACAGTGCCTGTGATAACACCAGCTGTAAAATCACTATTATTTCCGTCTAACCACAATAATGCATCACTAGTTTTCTTTTCTTGGTCTGATATATATTTTTGTCTTTCTTTTTCTGCATCTTGAAATATTTGCATTTTATCAACTTCAACTGGTTCACCAGTAAGTTCAACTTGAAATTCATTTGATACTGCGCTTATACCAGCTTTATGTGCAGCATTTTCATCTTTTGTAAGTTCTAATTGCTTTACATATGCGTCTTGATATATTTCTTGGCCTTTATAAAATTGGTTCAAAAATTGTGTAGAACCAGTATCTTCATCCCCAATTGTTAAGTCAAGACTTTCTCTAACAACTGCACGGATATATCTGTCCCTGCTTGTTGTTAAGTTACCGCCTGGTACTCTTGCGTTATGGTTATCTGCACGGCCCTGGTACTGAGCTTGTACATTACTATCGTTAATACTATTAATTAAATATTGTGGGATTCTTTGTCCTTTATCTATAAGAAAATCAATATGTGATGTTGTATCTTTATCGTCTTTATCTTCGCGTGTAACTATACTTTTTAA